GTAAACATTTCTCCAGCGCGAGGTGCGTTTGTGAATTGGTTAAAGGCTCAAGGTATCGGTAGCAAGGGTTATTACGGTGGATACGAGATTTGGGTTCGTGAATTCGGACAGAGCGTAGACCGTAAATATGCTTTTGCTCAAGCCTTCGCTCAGGTTCTTGGAAAATACGGAATCGAAGCGAGCGCTGGCAGTCGCCTTGACTAAGTAACAAAACAGAATTCATCCCGTCGGTCTCTTCTTAGATTGGCGGGATGAATCGCATAATCACTTTCTAACCTTTCTTGGTTATGCGTCGGGTATCATTTCTCTCGGGTACCCAAATAGTTCGGTGGCGTAGTAGCGCCTGTTGCGCGTCCGTCCTCTCTCTAGCGTGACTTTCATCGCTCCGCCACCGAACGCCCAACTATTGACAGTCATTCATATTCATGATGTACCCTTAAATCAGGTTCGCAAAACACCTACTCGCCAAAGTGAGGTCGGTCAGATACCGACAACTGAAGAGCGCTACATCCAGTAGCGAATGAATGTTCACTCCTAACAATGGAGGAATATGCGATTCTATGGAAACATTTTCAAACCAATTCCAAGCATTATTTTTGTTCTTGGAATTATCATTATCAATCCGTTCCACATCCCACCTGACCCAGTAGCGCAAGCAAGTGAAACGCCAGTAGTAAAACCAATACTGGTCGAGCGCACACCCGAAGCATCTAAAGAGTTCGCTCAAAAGCGTCTCGGTGCTTACGGTTGGGATACACCTAAGCAATGGGAATGTCTCCTGTCGCTGTGGACTAAGGAATCAAACTGGCGCCCTGATGCGTATAACAAACAACCCGTATACCAAAACGGAAAAAAACTTCATGCTGGTGGAATCCCACAGATACTCGGACTAAATCCTGACCTTACGGTGGAGGAACAAGTGGAGCGCGGACTCATCTATGTCGAATCTCGATATTCGAATCCCTGCTCGGCGTGGCGCTTTTGGAGTTCTAACTTTTGGTATTAACCTCCCTGAATGGGAATTGAAGAAGAACAAAAAAGACCTTCAGCAATAGACGATGCGCTCGCGGAAATTGGGCGCATCGCCTTTGTTGAACCAGCAATCTGTACAGGATGGGTTCTCGTATCTGAATGGATGGGAGAGGGCGAAAAAGATTATTGGACGCTCACACTTGCCGATGACCAAAACCCTGATTGGCGCCACCTTGGATTAGTTCATCATGGATTAAAAAACTGGGAGGGGAATGATGATGTCGGACTCAGAGATAACTCAAGCGAAAACTGAAGAAGAAAGATTACAACTGCTCAACGCTTTAATTAGGGAGCGATTCGGAGAATGGGCGACACGCAAAGATGTCCCAATCACCAGTAATCAAGAAGTCCCAAGATAACATTTATACATGGGTTCATTTACATCTCAAGCGCCATGTCGGGAAGCCGACCCTTGGCTCTTTGACCAATTCAATTTAGATTTAGCACAACCCGCGTTAAATTATTGTTCCACTTGTATTTTTTGGACAGAGTGTGAATCTCTAGTACAGCCTAAGCCTAATTTCTATGATGGAATTGTTGCTGGCAAGGTATGGCGTAACGGAAAAGTTTTGGCTAAGTTAGATGCCACTTCCCCTAATCGTCTAATTGTTGGAGAGGAACTTGATGCCGAAAATTACGATGCCTTGGAAATTCGAGGGAGCGAGTTGTTGGGGCTTGGAAACGGATTACTTTTTCCCCGAGAAGAATTTGATAACGGAGGAGAACAAGAAAGCCAAGAGAATTTGTAGTGGATGCGTATGGAAAACAGAATGTCTGACCTATGCGTTACATTACAAAGTAGTCGGCATTTGGGGTGGAACATCTACTAAAGAACGCGACAGAATAAGAAAACAACTAAACATAATCGCCAAACCAATATCGAATGAGAGGCACAAAATATGAGCGCACCAATAACAATTACAGGAAATATAGTTAATGACCCTGAACTAAGATTTACTCCTAACGGTAAAGCCTTAGCAACATTTACAGTAGTAACATCCAAGTCCAGCAAGAAACCTGATGGCACTTGGGAAAATATAGATACAACTTTTTGGGATGTAAAAGCATGGGGCAAGATTGCCGAGAACTGCGCCGATTCTTTAGGTAAAGGAATGTCGGTCATTGTTGTAGGTACAGCACTTCAAGAAAACTGGGACGATAAGGTAACAGGGGCTAAACGCTCAAAGATTGTGGTCACCGCTTGGAACCTAGGCATCGACATGAAGCGCCATACAGTCGCTCAAGTAGCCAATAACACCCGCACAGAGACACCTATTACAAACCAGCCTTCAGACCCTTGGAGTGTGCCTTTATCTGACATTGCGCCTTTCTAACCCTGATGTAGTATTATTAGGGTTAATAAACTCTTGAAAGGGGTTGTAAATGGCTTGGACTGATTTCTTCACAAAGGGATTAGCAGGTGCGAAAGTAGTTGTTGATTCCAATGGCAAACCGTTTGTATCTCAAGAAATTGCTCCCAAAGAGTATGTTGAGATTGAATTAAACATTCAACACGATGCTTTGCCATACAACATCTATTTCCGTCGCTTCGATACTATTGGCGGTGAATTAGAAAACCGTCTTTTTGCTCAGGTGGGCGATAGAGATTTGGCTTTGAAGTCTGCTTTTGGAATTACTTCCAAGAGAAACAACTCTTTTGAGTTGGTATTAGACGGAGAATAAAAAGGCTAAATTCGCCTAGCGGTATAATCGACGGGTGTACGATAACCTTTCACCTAATAGTGAGGCTGTCGTGTCTGTTTTAGGGGCTTTCGCTATCCAAACTCATGAGTTGTTTTCTGAGTTAGTAAAGGCGGGATTCAATCAAGAACAGGCAGTCGCAATCGTCGTAGGATTAGCAACCAAAGAGTAGAGGGTTAGATGGCTGAGAAAATAACGCCCGACTTACAGGAGTTCGGCTCTACTGGTCTGCGTCGTTCAGGCGGTACCATTTTTGAAGAATTTCTAGTTAATCTTCGCGGACAACGCGGAGCAAGAATCTATCGAGAGATGGCTGACAATGACCCGACTATCGGTTCAATGTTATTCGCAATCGAAAAAGTTATTACTCGTCTTGAATGGCGTGTAGACCCATTCTCTGATGATTCTAAAGACGGAGAAATTTCTCCTGAAGATAAAGAAGTAGCGGTATTCGTAGAATCTTGTCTCCACGATATGAGCGAGTCTTGGGACTCTGCTTTATCTCAGATGCTTTCAATGTTGGTCTTTGGTTTTTCATATCACGAAATTGTTTACAAAGTCCGCGAGGGAGATAGCAAAGACCCTCAGCGTAAATCTAAATTTAATGATGGTCGTATCGGTTGGCGCAAAATGCCAATCCGCGCTCAAGAAACTTTATTCCGATGGATGATGGATGATGATGGCGGAATTCAAGGAATGGTTCAAGTAGACCCATCCTCGGGCGGTATTCATCACATTCCAATCGAGAAGTCTTTGCTGTTCCGTACCAGTTCACAAAAGAATAACCCTGAAGGTCGTTCAATCCTTCGTAACGCTTACCGCTCTTGGTACTTCAAGCGCCGTATTGAGGAAATTGAAGCAATCGGTGTTGAGCGTGACTTAGCAGGTTTGCCAGTTGCTTATGTGCCACCTGAGTTTCTTTCATCTACCGCAACAGCGGAGCAAGCATCAGTTCTAGCAACTATTCAAAACATCGTTACATCTATTAAGCGTAACGAACAAGAAGGAATCATCATGCCTTCTATGTATGACGACCAAGGACACAAAGTATTTGATTTAGTTCTTTTATCTTCAGGCGGTTCTCGTCAGTTTGATACAGACAAGATTATTCAACGCTATGACCAAAGAATTGCTATGTCAATCCTTTCTGACTTTATTCTTCTTGGCTCTGACCGAGTTGGCTCTTATGCCCTTGGAACTTCCAAGATGGATTTGTGGTCAATGTCAGTTGATTCAATCGCCAAGAACATTGCTGAAGTAATAAACCAACACGCTATCCCACGCTTATTAAAACTTAATGGCATGGATGCTTCTCGCGCTCCTTATCTAACATACGGTGAAGTAAGCCATGTTGATTTGAATGAGATTGCTGGATTCGTTGGTAATTTGGTACAAACAGGCGCAATCGTTCCTGACCCTAAGTTAGAAGAGTATCTACGCGATTTGGCTGGTCTACCACCTGCCGAACACGATGGACAGAATTTTGGTATGCCTCCTATGCCTGAAGGCGAAGGGATGCCTCCTATGCCTGAAGAACCAACAACATCGGGCGAAGAAGAATTACCTCCTGCTCCTACTCAAACACAGGCTCCGAAACTTCCTGAAGTTGGTTAGAGATGGCAATTCATTTTGCTAAGGCGCGAAATAAGCGAGTCCCTCTAACACCTCAAGAGCAAGCGCTTGCCCGTACTCTCTACGAATCAATTCAACGAGCCACGGACAAAATCTCAATGAAACAACTTGAGTCCTTGCTTCGTAACATGAATCCTGAAACCTTAGAGCGTTTGCTTGAAACAATTACTATTGCTAATCAAAAGAAAATTCAACAAACACTTTTAACCTCGATTGACCTTGGCGGTAAAGAGGCGATTGAACAGATTCAAAGCATCGCGCCTAAATTAGCCTTGCCAGCCTTCTTGCCAACGAAAGTACAGATAACAAATAAGAAGCCTATGGCTAATATGGAGTTCACTCAACTTCCTGCGTGGGCGCAACCCAAGCCACCTAAAGTTGAATTTACGATGTCTTTCAATAAGACAAACCCAAACTCTTTAGCCTTTGCTCAACGCCGTGCGGGTGAACTTGTAACTTCCATTGATGCCATCTCCCGTAACTCAATTCGCCAAGCAATCATTGACGCCTTCAACGAGCAGTTAGATTACAGAGCAACAGCCCGACGAATTAAAAATGTTGTTGGACTTCACCCTCAATGGGCAAAGGCAGTTACCACTTATGAAAAAAGAGAATTTCAGCGCTTAGTAAAAAGTGGAATCAAAGAAGCAACCGCTCGCGCTCGCGCAACAGAACGCGCTACCCGTTATGCGGATTCTCTTAAGAGTAAAAGAGCAACGATGATTGCTCGTACAGAGATACAGATTGCTCAGAACGAGGGACGCCAAGAAGGATGGAACCAAGCGGCAGAGCAAGGTTATGTAGATGTTGAGTCACAAAAGATGTGGGTCATTGCTCAAGATGAACGCACCTGTCCTATCTGTGTTGAATTAGATGGCGAGATAGTTCCTTGGAACGAAACATTTTCTAGCGGACATGAAACTCCAGGCAGGGTTCACCCTAACTGTCGCTGTACCATGGTAATTATTCCACCTGAGAGACGCAGTAAATGAGTATCACAATCGCATTTCCACTTGGATACAAACCAGTTTTCAAACACGGTGAACACGACCAATCTAGTCATGGCTCTTGGGCTACGGGCGAGGGTGATTTTGATGAAGAAACAGAATACGACGGCGCTATGGGTACATATAGCGAGCGCTACGGTGTAGACAAAGAAGGCAACAAGGTTGGCGTGAGTGCCGATGAACATTATGCTATTGATGATTATTCACAAAATGGATATAGAAGAATAAATGAGTATTTAAGAAGAGGCGAAACACCGCCACCACTAGATATAGACAGAGCAATTTTTTATGTTCAGAACGATGCTGAAATGTATTTGGAAGCACTTGACGAATATGCCGAAGCAAACGGTTTAGAAAGCGGTTGGGAAGAAAACCCTCCAAATTCAAATGCGATAGAAAACGCTGTAAGAGCCTATGCTGAATCAGGCAATGAGAAAATAACTGAATTCCATAATGAAAATGCTGATTACGGTACTGGAAATACTCGTAAAAGTGTTGAGGCTTTAGATAGTCTGATTGATAAATCTCCCGTTTTATTTGGCGATAAAACTTTGTATCGTGTATTTTCCGACAAGGCTTTAGAAGGGCTTGAGGAAGGAAGTATTCTGACCGATAAGGGGTTTCTTTCTACAACTCGTATCAATGTAACTCAAGAAGGTCAATCATCTGCTCGAACTTGGATGGGTGGAATTAGCAATACACCCGATACAGTTGGCGTAATTCTTCCAAACGAATCTAAAAGCGGTAAAGGGTTAGCCGTAGATATTTACCGTACAGTTGTCGATGATACGAGTTCTGTGTCTGACACAGAAAAAGAAGTTTTACTCCCACGCGGTACACCACTAAAGTTCCTTGGATATAAAACAGATGTCGGAACTGAGACTAGAGTGGCAGTCTTTCAGAGGATGGACAAATGAGCAGATTCAAAACTGAAACACTTGACGGCATTGAGATAACCCGAGCCAAAGATGTTGAGAAGCATGGCGACCACGACCAGTCATCGCACGGCGCTTGGGCGCACGGGGTCGAGGTAGCCCCTGAGATAGTCCGCTCCACCCTTGATAGGGTCAAAGAGAATGGCGGTCTCTCAGTAAGCCTCAAGGACGGTTCTGAGCCTACTAAGGGTTTCATGGTTGCTAAAGGCAAGAAATTCGCGGCGATAGTCAAGGCTGACGACTTTTTTGATGAGGCTAAAGGCGCTGAGATTCTTTCTTCCTATATGAAACAACATAAATCCGAGTTCAAGAATTCGAATAACTACCTAGGTTTATGGCATAATACTGACGATGGACAGGTTTACCTTGATGTATCAGAAAACATTAAGGACGAGGGGGAGGCTATCTCTCGGGGTCGTGACCGCGACCAAATCTCAATTTGGGATGTAGCGAACTTCAAAGAAATAGAAACAGGAGGAACAGGTGGCATCGAAAAAACTCGAAGCAGTAGAACTGCCCGATATGTCCAACATGACGGACGAGCAGATAGACGCTTACGCAAAAGAGATTTGGGCGAAGTTAGCAAAACCCTTAAAGTAATTTATTTTGATTATGGTTTGAAACCCGTATTCAAACATGGTGAACACGACCAGTCCGAACACGGTAACTGGGCTAGAGGATATACCGCAGAAGAAATTGCTCGCGTTGAAGCAATGAAAGAACTTGGTCCTACTGTCGATGATTTAGATAATGTCATAAAAGAATCAGGCGCATATACCCAAACCGATGAGCAGTTAAAACTAATCGTTGAAAATGACCAAGACCTTTACAACGATGCCACCGCAGGAATTGACACAATAGTTGAAATGCGCCTTGCGAACCTCCAAGAGGAATTTCCTAATCATGTTTACACAGAACAAGAAAAATCTACTATTTACGAAAATGTTCAAAATGAGATGATTGATGGTTACATAGAATCGCAGAGAGACACATTAACTGAGTTAGCGGCGGGTATGGACTCAGGTGAGTTTGATGCCGTAAACCCGCAAGAGTTAATAGACGCCTTTAATGATGTTTATGAAGTAACACATACTGGTAATAATTTTGATGGAGATGAACGCACCGTTTCTTCGAAAATGATAGACGCACAAATAGGGTATAGAGGTGATGGGTCAATTATTATTGACGGAACTATTGATAACGAAAATGGCGAGCAAGTTGGTTTTATACAAAGAGAATTTTTCAAAGAAAATGGTGTTTGGAATGTTGAGCATTTAGCCCTTGTCATTGAAGAGGATGACTATAAAGGTACGGGCTTTGGTAAAGAAATTATTCAAAATTCAGAGGCTTGGTATGTAGCAAGAGGATTTGGATACATTGAAGTTGGAACCGCTATGGATGGCGCTCGACATTGGGCAAGAGCGGGTTATGACTTTAACCCTGAATACTTGCGCGAAAACGCTAGAGCGTTAATTAACTCCGCGAACGATAGATTTGATGAAGGAACACCCGAACGAATTGAATTTGATAATTTAATGGGTCGATACTTGGATGGGTATGTTCCTTCAAGCGAGCCTATGTATGACGGAGTTAGAGATATGAAAGATGATGGGTTTCCTCTTCCTGCCAACTTCGCAAACATCGGTTACACGCCTGGGGCTAAAGAATGGGCGGGAAAAACTTTGATGGCTAGTCTTAACATGAAATATGTCAAAGTGCTAACACCCGAGGGTCAAAAATTGATGGATGGTCCTATTGACCACGACGGTGACGGATTGATTTACGATGGAACTTCCCGTGAAAAACCAGCGCCAAGTGGCGGAAACAAATAAACTTGGGTATAATTAGACTATGAGCAGACGCGATAAAATAAAAGCCATTCAAGAGGCTTACTCCAAATGGGAAGAGGGAGTTAAGTTTACCTCTGAAACTGGTGCCTCTGATGAAGATGAGGCAAAGGTCATGGATGAGATTTCAACCATACTTCAAGGAAATAAACCCGAGTAGTAATTTTATCCGCTATCCTTAACGCATGGCGGATATTGCTCCTAAACTAATTCATCTAAGCGCTGAGGAACTCGAAGCGTCACATGAGCGTGTCCATAAGTCGGAAGCCAATCCCGCGACCATAGAGGTTCATCACACCATTCTCAATGAGATGGCTCGGCGCAAGATGGAACGCCCTAAAGATGATTGGGACAAGTACGAGATTCTTGTTGATTCAATCGACAATGTAGACCTTACCAGCCTTAGCGGATTACCAGCCGAGACCGTCCTAGATGTAATCAAGTCCACGGGTGAAACCGTAGGCAACATTAAAACTTTCTTTACAATCAATGGCTATCAGATGCGAATTGAATCAGTTACAAAAGCCGATGATAGTTTCGTGCCTCCTCAGTCAGTAAGAGATGCGGCGCAACGAGCAATCGAATGGATTGATGCTGGACTTGCTGGTGGTGGATTTACAAGAGTCGGAAGAACAAGAGCGGGTCAGTTAGCCCGAGGCGAAAGTGTTTCTGTTGAAACATTGAAGCGAATGAAATCTTTTTTTTCTAGGCATCAAGGAGATAAAACGGCACTTGGTTTTAGTCGTGGAGAAAAAGGTTTTCCTAGCGGTGGTCGAGTTGCTTGGGATGCTTGGGGCGGAGATGCTGGATTCGCTTGGGCAGAATCAATGGTGGAGAGATATGAAAATGAAATGGAAAAGCACGGAGAACACGACCAAGCCGACCACGGAAATCGGGACGGTGGAGGTAGTGCTGGAGAAGATAAGGGTTCGACTGGTCGCCCCGCTTTGGCACCTGACAAAGCCCCATCAGCCGAACGAACCCCTAAAGCGGTTGAGCAAGCCGAAAAATTAAGAAAATCTTCAGAGATTGAAGAGCCAAAAGTCACCTCAATGATGGAGGGAATTGTAAAAGCAATCGGTGGTGAATTTGGTGAAGTAGAGGGAGTAAGTAGTCTTACAACAAGGCTAAAAAGTACGGAATCTTTGGCGAGAAAGATTGATGCTGATGCCGAGAAAGACCACGAAGGGGACAGAGAAAAAGCGGCACAAGGCATTTCAGATGCGATTCGCTACACAATCAATGTTGATGATGCTAACTACACAGATGGGCTTGAAAAAGCAGTTAAAGCCGTTGAGGAAAGCGGTTGGAAAATTAGAGATGTTAAAAACTTTTGGCAAGAGGGAGACCCGTATAACGGGGTTCATATCAAGATGAGTAAAAACGGTGTTCAGGTTGAAGTCCAACTCCACACACCTGACTCACACAGAGTCAAAGAGGGTGGATTACATGATGTTTATGACATCTATCGTGAATCAAAAGACAATGTGGAGCGTCAAAGCCTTTGGGATTCAATGATAAAAACCGCAAGGACAATCCCCACTCCAGCAAACGCACAAAAACTTCTTACGGTAGGAACTCTCGTTTTCCAAACATACGAGACGGCTCAACAAGCGGGATTGACTAAATCAACAGGGGTTAATATAATATGGATAATGAGTAGGGAGGGCGTAGCCGTATGCGGTATTTTGCCAAATTAGGGGCTGAGAACCAAGCCATAAACATCTATCGGTTTGAGCGGGGCGAGAGCGCCATGATTGAGGACCGTTGGGACAAAGGCACAAAGAGTTGGGTGGAGAATCCCGATGCTGATGTTGTCGGCTATCTTGTTGAGGGTCGAGGTGAATTCGCTGAGATAAGCGAGGAAGTAGCCCGACAGATTTTCCCTGATGTCTTTACTGAAAGTGCTACAAAGTCTTTAGGTAAGTTTGACTTACAAAAAGCCGAAGGCGAAAAGCGCTACACGCTTGGAGCAATGTATATCCCTGATATGGAAGATGCTCATGGAGAGTGGACAGATTCAGATGAACTACAAAGAGCAGTTTGGGATTATGTACGAAGCAATGACCGTCGTATCCGTTTACAGCATAACCGTGATGTAGTTGCTGGAGAATGGGTAGAAGTTATGGCTTTCCCATATTCATTGACCGTTCCTATCAAGACTCCTGAAGGCGAAGATTTAGAACACACCTATCCACCGAACACAGTTTTTCTTGGTGTGATTTGGGAACCTTGGGCTTGGGAAATGGTTACCGAAGGCAAGATTCGTGGCTATTCAATCGGCGGAAAAGCAGAGCGTTTATTCGTTGATATAGACTTAGAAAAGAACGACCCAACGGTGTCGGATGTACATATTGATACAATAATGTCACCATCAAAGAAAAAACCCAAGAAGGAAGAGACTGTATGAAAAAAGATTCACGGATGTTAGCGGAACTTCGTAAGGGACCTTTGGCTGGCATGGACGAAGATGAATTTAAGATGATTGAAGAAGATGTTAGAAAGTTTGGATTCAAGGGTCTTAGCGGATACGCAAAGTCAATGGTTATGGAAGCAATGCGCCGTATGGGTAAGTCTATCAATGAGGCTGTTGCTGTAAAAAAAAACATAGTATTAAGTAAGGCTGTATCAGTCGGCGATAAAGTTTCATGGGATGCTTCAGGCGGTAGTGCTGAAGGTAGAGTTTTAAGAATTGAACGCTCGGGCAAAATCAATGTTCCTGATTCATCATTTGAAATTGAGGGAACTGAAGATGACCCTGCGGCGTTAATTGTTTTATACCGCGATGGCAAACCAACTGATACTAAAGTTGGACATAAGGTTTCCACTCTAAAAAAAAATTAGATATTGAGAAGCACGGCGACCACGACCAATCAAGCCATGGTTCAGGTAACGGCGAAGATGATTCTGAAGGTGAAGATTCTTCAGAGCCTAAAAATTCAAAACCTAATTTTGTTCCGTACAAAGACGACTCTGAAGAAGAGTTTGAAGAGTTAGATGCGGATGACCCAAAGTGGATGGATACAATGGATTATCCTAGAAAGAAGAACTAATGTTTAGCATCATTGACGACACAATGAACATTCTTAAGTCAATGAATCTTGATGCTCAAAGAGTTTCAACCCCGCCTGGGTATGCTGGAATCCAAGTCAATCTGCCCAACGATGCTCAAGCCTTTTTCGTATGGACAAAGATAGACCAAACTGATTATCACTTTAGATTGGCTCGTTTTTGGGCTAATGAAAACCCTTTTTCGATGTGGGTATCGCCAAATTTGATTGAAGCCTTGGCTAAGACAAGGGTTATGGCTAACCAATAAAAGGCTCGAATTACACCTATGGTATTCTAAGCGTGTCAAGACCCGAGGTTAGTTTTATTAGCCCTATGCTAAAAAAACTTACCTCTAGTTTGTTAGGAGCATAAATTGGCAAAACCCCGTACCCGCAAAATGGTGAATCTTGCCATTGAGGAAACGAGTGGCGTAGACCATCCAGCGCACTTACATGAAGGTTGGCTTGTAATGAAGTCAGCATCCGAATCTGAAGTTCAGAGGGTTCTCGACAAATCGCTGACCAAGGAGGACTCCACTATGGAGGATATTAAAACTACCGAGGCAACTGAAGATAAGGTTGAAAAAACCGTTGAGGAAGAATTAGCGATGGCGCAAGCCCGTATCGCTGAACTCGAAGCCAAACTCGCCGAAAAGGAAATGAAGCCTGAAGAGGAAGTTGTAATGGCGATGGACGAGGACTCAAAGAAGCCTGAAGAAGAAACCATGAAAGTGGATTCTGAAAAAGAGGAAGAGGAATATATGAAATCCGCTCCTCGCTCAGTTGTCAAAATGATTACAGACTTAAAAAAGCAAGCAGACGCGGCTACCGCTGAACTTCGCAAAGAGCGCATTGCCCGTGCTGACGCACAGGCAGTCGAAAAGGCAAAGGGTTGGGCTAACCTCAACATCAATGCTGAAAAAGTTGGACCAGCGCTCCGTCGCTTGTCTGAAACAGATTCAGAACTAGCAAAGAGCGTTGAAGAAATTCTTTCTTCCGTAAATGCTCAGGCTGAATCAGCATCAATTTTTGCGGAAATCGGCAAGTCCGCGGACTTCAAATCAGGTAATGCTTATGAGCGTATGACTACGCTTGCTAAGTCTGCCGTTGATGAGGGTGTAGCAAAGTCTTTCGCTCAAGCGTTGGCTGATGTTGCGTCAAAAAACCCTGACCTTTACAGCCAATACCTATCCGAGAAGGGTGCCTAACCATGGCGTATGAAATCAGTAATTACTCGGTAAAGGTCACCCTCGTAGCAGGTGCCGACCTTTCCACAAAGCAATACACATTCGTTAAGTTGGATTCATCAGGACAGGCAGTAGCGGCAGCAGCCGCAACTGACATTCCTGTTGGAGTTCTTCAGAACGCACCAACTTCAGGACAAGAAGCAGAAGTGCTTGTTGTCGGAGGTACAAAGATTGTCGCTGGTGCGGCAATCGGAGAAGGCGCACAGATTGGTACATCTTCAGCAGGTAAAGCAGTTGCTTTAGTTGCTGGTACAGATACAACCAAGTATGTCGTCGGAACACTAATTACCGAATCTGCGGCTGATGCGAACATCGTCACCGCCGTAATCAACTGTGCGAACCCGCACCGTGCGGCGTAAGGGGGATAACTAAAAATGCCACAGCCAAATATCAATTCCGTCCATGTGGACGCAATTCTTACAAACATCTCGGTTGCTTATTTACAGAACCAAGATAACTTTATCGCAGACAAGGTATTCCCAGTAATCCCTGTCGATAAGAAGAGCGATAAATACTTTACTTACACCAAGAACGATTGGTTCCGCGATGAGGCTCAACGCCGTGCGCCTGGAACTGAATCTGCTGGTGGCGGTTACAATCTTTCAACAGGTTCATATTCAGCAGATGTGTGGGCTTTCCACAAAGATGTTGATGACCAAACTGTTGCTAACGCAGACGCTCCTCTAAATCCTCTTCGTGAGGCAACAGAGTTCGTTACTCGCCGTTTAATGCTTCGTCGTGAACTACAATGGGTATCCGATTTCTTCGGAACTGGTGTATGGGCTGACGATGTAACAGGTGTATCAGGCGCTCCATCTTCAGGAGAAACAAAGCAATGGAGTGATTACACTTCATCTGACCCAATCTCTGACCTAGAAGCGGCTAAGGCTGAAATTCTAGGAAACACAGGTATGGAAGCGAACACTTTGGTTCTTGGATACGATGTATTCAAGTCACTAAAGAATCACCCTGACCTTGTAGACCGCATCAAGTACACATCTTCACAGACAATCACAACCGATATGTTGGCCGCAATGTTTGACATCCCTCGCGTTATGGTTGCTAAGGCAGTCAAGGCAACAAACAACGAAGGTGCTACTGAAGCCTACGGCTTTGCTCACGGTAAGAAGGCTCTTCTTTGCCATGTTGCTCCTCAGCCTGGACTACTAACTCCTTCTGCTGGATACACATTCGCATGGACTGGCGTATCAGGTGGACTTGGCGCAACAATCGGAACATCACAGTTCCGCATGGAATCCATCAAGTCAGACCGCGTTGAAGCAGAAATGGCTTTCGATAACAAAGTCATCTCCGCTGACCTCGGCTACTTTTGGAATTCAATCGTCGCTTAATTAAGTTGAGTGAGGGGGAGGGTCTGAAAAGGCTCTCCCCTTCTTTCTTAGAAAAGGAAAATAAATGGCATTAGTAAACAGACTTACAAAAGGCGAAGCGGCAGTCGGCGCTCTACAAATTGGCGACAACGATATGGTTTACGGTATCGAATTCGGTACAGTAGCAATCGACCCTGCTTCAATTAACGCAACAACTCGCGGTGGAACAACATTTACATTAACTGGTGCGGCTACAACTGACATCATTATCGTGAACCCACCAGCAGACTTAAACGATGATTTAATTTTTACTGGAGCGGCTGTTACAGCGGCGGATACAGTAACTATTTATCTCTACAACCCAACAGCATCGGCAATTAACGAAACATCAAAAACATTCTCATACTGCTGGATTGATACAACTGAGTAATATGAAAGCACAAATTCTTAAATCAATGATTGTTGATGGTCGCAAACTTGTGGCTGGAGACATCGTAGAAGTCAAGGGCTGGCGTCACGCTAAGTCTTTGGCTAATAATCGCTACATCAAATTGATTGAAGATGATGTAGTTGAAGAAAAGGTAGTCGAGGCTGAAAAGCCAAAGGCTATAAAGAAAACAAAAGAAGTCGCCGAATAGCGCAAAAGGGCGGTTCGGTAAAATGAATCGCCCTTTTCTTTCTTAGGAGTTTATATGGCAGTATCACATCAAAGAATTTCAGTAGGAACTACCGCTACCAAACTTACTTCTGACTATGATGGCAAAGACGGTCAGACCATCAGCGTTCAAGTTCCTACATCAGGGGCTACCGTGTATTTAGGCGGCGAAGGAGTGACCACAACAAGTTACGGTTACGAGTTAATTCAAGGAACAAGTTTTTCAGTAGAACTCCAAGATGATGAAAAACTCTATGGTGTTGTTGCTTCCTCAACACAGACTGTAAACATTTTCCGTCAAGGCACTTGATAAATGGCTTTACCAACGACATTATCTACCTGTACGGTTGTTGGGACTTATGTAGATTTGAGCGGTAACCCTGTTCGTGGCTCAATCAATATCACCCCGCAGACGATTCTAAAAGAGGTTACAGAGAATGTAATTATCATTCCTGTTGTAATCCAAAAAACTTTTGATGCCACAGGTTCTTTTTCTGTCGTTTTACCAGTAACTAGCGATACAGATGTAACACCTCAACCTTTTATTTATACTTTTGAAGAAAACTTTACAGGCGGACGCACAATCGAATTGGCTTTGCCTTTATCGGTAGCGGGAACAACTCAGAACTTAGCCGATTTACTACCAGCGCTAGGCTCGGCAGAAGCGGCCGCTTATGTATCCGTAGACGCTTATCAGGCTTTATTGACCCGTTACAACAACTCAAACAGTATTCGGGTTTTAGTTGTTGATGCTGAAGATAGAGCCGATGATGCCAGTTCTTATGCCACCGATGCTTCCAAAGCGGCGGGTGCTTTAGAAAATTACAATACTAACCAGTTGATGATGATGGGGGTCTAAAATGGCTGAGCCGTATGTACCCATTGCCCGATACAACACCGCTAATACTTTATTGACAGATTTAGAAGTTGCGACAACTGAGGCTTCAACTAATACTGCTTTATTATCAACCGCAGTTAGTAGTGCTTTAACATCTAAGCAAACAGCCGAAAATCTTGTTGGTTCAGGATTTGATTTGTTCTTTTTGGTTGGTGCGTAATGGCTCTTGCTACCTCCTTAACAACCGTGACCATTACAGGAAATTATGTAAATTACGAGGGCGCCGCTATCGCGGGACAGGTTCGTTTTACCCTTGGAGATGTTCTTCGTAACGGTACAGATGACCAAATGGTTGCCCCGTCTAGCATTGTGGTTCCCCTTAGCGCGGGTGCTTTTTCGGTCACTCTACCCGCTACAAACGACCCTGACATTATTCCTAACCCTTTTACCTATACCGTTGAGGAATCCTTTGCTGGAGGGCGCACATACACGATTTCGGTGCCTTACACGACTGCTGGTTCACTAGATTTAGCCGACCTTAGCCCGACTCCTACATTAAGTGAAAACTTTGTACAGGCTATCGATGAAACAAGTTTTGCGGGACTTGAAACTAACATTACCGCTTTAGATGTTTTAATCAATCAAACAACAGATAAAATTCTTGCTTCAGGAAAGTATTGGTATATCGGCAGTACCTACGCTACTTATACAGCGTTAGATACGGCTTTTGCTACATATACTGCTTTGACCGCTGGTACTTATAGTTTGGATGGCGCAGATGTTTCCCCCTTCGTCACCTTGGCTCAAGCCTCAGCGTCGAGCGCTTCAGCAAGTGCTACAACAGCCACAAACACCGCGACTGGTACAATCAGTCCATTACTTCTAATCGGAGGATAACCGTATGGCAACAACTTACAAGGTATTGGGTCAATCCAATCCCTCAGCCACGACTGCTACAACTCTGTACACCTGCCCTGCCGCAACACAAACGGTTATCTCAACCATCTCAATTTGTAATCAAGCGGCAACTTCAGCGACATACAGAATTGCTGTTCGTCCAAACGGAGCGACACTCGCTCCTGAACACTATGTAGTGTACGACGCTACTATTCAAGCCAACACAACCGCGGCTTATACTTTAGGTCTAACTATTGATGCTTCAGATGTAGTAACTATTTACGCATCAGCATCAACTATGTCATTCAACGCCTTCGGAAGCGAGATAGCATAATATGGCAATTACCACTAATGGTGGCGCTGGAGTCACCGCAGATGCAGTAGCAACCCTTAGCAATAAGACTCTTGAAGCACCAGTAATTAACAACGCAACTTTT